GGAGACCATCGACGCGCAGGCCAATCTGGCGCAATCGCTCGGTACCACCACCCGCAGCATTCAGGTGCTGACCTTCGCAGGCGACCTGGCCGGGGTCTCGATGGAGGAAATCACGGCGGCCACCAAGAAACTGACCCTGAATCTGTCCGATGCGGCGGGAGGTACAGGAACGGCTGTGGCTGCCCTGCAAAGGCTGCACCTGACCGCCACCGATCTGCAAGCCCTGCCGCTCGATGAGCGCATCGTCGCCATTCAGGATGCGCTGGCAAAGTTCGTGCCACCAGCCGAGCGGGCAGCCGTTGCCTCCGCGCTCTTCGGCGACAAGGCCGCCCTTGCTTTCAGCCGGATCGATTCTGCCACCTTGCGCCAGGCGTCCCAGGACATCACTGACTTCGGCGTGGCGGTGTCGGATCAGGATGCCGATCAGATCCGGACCGCTGGCGATGCCATCGACCGGCTTGGGCTGGTATGGTTGGGCCTGACCAACCAGCTGACGGTTGCCGTCGCCCCGGCGCTGGAAACGGTGGCAAATGCGCTGGCCGATGCCACCCGCGCGGGCGGTGTGTTTCAGACCAGCATCAGTTTTCTGGGTGATCATATCGGAGAGATCGCCAGCATCGCCGGGGCCTTCGCGACCTTTTTCGCCGGGCGCTTCATCATCGCTTTGGGCGCGGCCGCGCTGGGCGTCGGAGGTTTATCGCTGTCCCTCACCGTCCTGCGGGGCGCATTGATCCGCACCGGCATCGGGGCGCTGATCGTCGGTGCGGGCGAGTTGGCCTATCAGTTCTCCAAGCTGGTCGAGGGGGCCGGTGGCTTTGGTGCGGCGCTTGGGCTGCTGTCCGATCTCGCCAGCGAGGTCTGGGACCGGATCGGACTTGGTGTCGATGCTGTCGTTGCCAGCCTGACTGCAAGTTGGTCGGGCATCACCGCCACCGTGGCCGATGCGATGCAGGGCGCACTGGTGGCGGTGGTGGGCTTCGGCAATTCCGCGACTGGCGTTTTCCAGGGAGCCTACGATGCGATGAAGGCAATTTGGGGAGCATTGCCTGCTGCCATCGGGGACTTCGCCTTCCAGGCCGCGAACGGTCTGATCGGCGGTGTCGAGGCGATGCTGAACGGTGTCGTCACCCGGATCAACACCTTTATCGACGGCCTGAACGCGGCACTGGCTATGCTGCCCGATTGGGCCACCGGCGAGGGCGGCATTCAGATCGGTACCGTCGATCCGGTCGCGCTGGGCCGTGTCGGCAATCCCTTTGAAGGTGCTGCTACTGCGGCCGGGGCGGCGGCGGCGGATGCGTTCAAGGCGGCAATGGGAAAGACCTATCTTGAAACGCCTGATCTCGGACTTGGCACCATGGCGAGCGATGCCAAGGCAAATGCGGCGGCCTATTCTGAAGCGGCTGGCATGCTGGCCGACGCCGCCACCCGACCGCTGGCGACCTGGCAGGCGTTGCAGGATGCGATGACCAAAGCCGGAACGGACGGCGCGTCGGCGCTCGATGCCGCGACAGTTGCTGCGGATGGGACCGAAGCTGCTCTCGACGGCGCGGGGAATGCTGCTAGCGGTGCGGGAGCGGCAGGCAGAACGGCCGGAGATGCTGCGGCTTCCGGGGCCGACGCGGCGGCAACCGGCTGGGCTGCCGTCACGGCGGCACTTTCGGACTATGCCTCAAAGGCCCGTGATATCGGCGCGGATGTTGGCCAGACGCTGGTCGGGGCGTTTCAAAGTGCCGAGGACGCCGTGGCCAATTTCGTCAAGACCGGCAAGCTGAGTTTCGGCGACATTGTCACCTCGATCCTGGCCGATCTTGCCAAACTCGCGGCGCGCAAATTCATCCTCGGCCCGATTGCCAATGCGCTGGACGGCGTACTGGGCCAGTTCGGTAGCGGCGGGCTGTTCGCCGGGATCGGTGAGGCGGTGGTGCATCATGCGGGTGGTCTGGTCGGCGGCAACGCCCCGGTGCGCGCGGTGCCGGTCATGGCCTTCGCCGGAGCACCCCGGATGCATTCCGGCGGTTTTGCCGGGCTGCGCCCCGACGAAGTGCCCGCCATCCTGCAAAAAGGCGAGCGGGTGCTGTCTCGCCGGGAAACGGCGGGATACGGCGCAGGTGGCAATGTCAGCATCACGATCCAGACCCGCGACGCCGAGAGCTTCCGACAATCGCGCACGCAGGTCGCATCGGATATCGCCCGGGCAGTTTCGCTTGGCAGGAGGGGTATGTAGTGGCGTTTCACGAGATCAGGTTTCCCGACAACATCAGCCGGGGCGCACGGGGCGGCCCGGAACGCCGCACGCAGGTGGTCGAGCTGGCCTCGGGCGATGAAGAGCGCAATGCCAGCTGGGCCAATTCGCGGCGACGTTATGATGTGGCTTACGGCATCCGTAGGGCTGACGATCTGGCGACGGTGGTGGCATTTTTCGAAGCTCGCAATGCGCGGCTCTTTGGCTTTCGATACAAGGACTGGGCGGACTACAAATCCAGCCTGCCGTCGCTTGCGATTTCCCCAACCGACCAGCAGATCGGCACCGGCAACGGCAGCTTGAAAACCTTCCAGCTTTCCAAACGCTACACCTCTGGTGCGCAAAGCTGGACCCGGACCATCGCCAAACCGGTGGCTGGCACCATCATCATTGCGCTGGGCTTGGTGGAACAGATGTCGGGCTGGACGCTGGACGCGACCACCGGGGTCGTCACATTCACCACCGCCCCCGGCAGCGGTGTCATCGTCCGGGCCGGGTTCGAATTTGATGTGCCTGTGCGCTTTGACACCGACATGCTCGACGTCACCCTCGATATCGAACGGCTCGGGTCGATCACATCCATTCCCCTCCTGGAGATCCGGCGATGAAGTCGCTTTCCCCCGCATTGCAGGCTCATCTGATTGAGGGCACCACCACCCTGTCCTGGTGCTGGCGTTTATCCCGCGCGGACGCCGTCGTGCTCGGCTTCACCGACCATGACGCTGTGCTGACCTTCGATGGCACGGATTTCGAACCGGAGAGCGGGTTTGCCGCGTCCGAAGTGCGCTCTGCCTCCGACCTTTCCGTTGATGCACAAGACGCCGAGGGTGTTCTGACCTCGGACCGCATCACCGAGACGGACATCATCGACGGGCGCTGGGATGCAGCGCAGGTCGAGCTTTGGCGGGTGAACTGGGCCGACACCAGCCAGCGGGTGCTGATGCGGCTGGGCGCTGTCGGCCAGATCCGGCGCGGGCGCATGGCCTTTGTGGCCGAGGTCCGCAGCCTCGCGCATGTGCTGGGCCAGACGGTCGGCCGCGCCTATCAGGCCAGTTGCGACGCGGCGCTGGGCGATGCGCGCTGCGGGGTTGATCTGGAGGCTGCGGCCTTCAAGGGCAGCGGTGCGGTGCTGGCGCTGGTCCGGGATCGGGGCTTTGTGGCTTCGGGCCTTGGCGCCTTTGCGACCGGCTGGTTTGCGGCGGGCACCGTGGAATGGACCAGTGGCGCAAATGCCGGGCGCCGTGCCGAAGTGATGTTGCATGAGGTTGCCGACACTGAGGTGGCGATCACCCTGATGGAAGTGCCAGTCCGGGCGCTTGCCGTTGCCGATGCCTTCGTCATCCGGGCTGGCTGCGACAAACGGCTGGAGACATGCCGCGACCGGTTTGCCAATGCGCTGAACTTTCGCGGGTTTCCGAACATTCCGGGTCAGGATGCGGTGCTGCGCTATGCGGCTTCCGGCGATGCCAACCAAGGGGTGGTGCTGTGAGGGTCGCGGGTCCAGAGGCTGTCATTGCGGCAGCACGTCTTTGGCTCGGCACGCCCTACCACGATCAAGCCAGCCTGCGCGGGGTCGGCTGCGATTGCCTTGGCCTCGCGCGCGGCGTTTGGCGCGATCTGCTGGGGGCGGAGCCGCATGCCATTCCACCCTACAGCCGGGATTGGGGTGAGACGGGCGTGCGTGAGGTTCTGGCGGAAGGCGCGCGGGCCATGATGATCGAGATCCCTTTGGCACAGATCGGCCCCGGCACACTGGTGCTGTTTCGGATGGCCCCGCGCGCCATCGCCAAGCATGTCGGCATTCTGACATCAGAGGATAGCTTCATTCACGCCTACGACCGACTGGGCGTGATCGAAGGGGCGCTGACCACAATCTGGTCCCGGCGCATCGCGTTTGCTTTCCACTTTCCTGCCACCGCCACCAACCTTCCAGCAGAAAAGACCTGATCCATGGCCTCTCTCGTTCTGGGTGCTGTCGGCTCGGCCCTCGGGGCCGGGTTCGGTGGCACCATCCTTGGCCTCTCCGGTGCGGCCATCGGCGGCATGATCGGCTCCTCCATCGGATCGGTGATCGATTCCGCGCTGGTGGCCTCGCTCTCACCTGGTCAGCGCATCGAGGGCGCACGGCTCGACAGCCTGCGCATCACATCGGCGACGGAGGGCACCGTGATCCCGCGCCTCTTTGGCCGGATGCGGCTGGGCGGCAACATCATCTGGGCCACGGATTTCACCGAAGAGGTGAACGCCACCAGTTCGGGCGGCAAGGGTGGCGGGCCGAAGGTCACCACCACCGAATACATCTATTCTGCCTCCTTCGCGGTCGGGCTGACCGAGGGGCCGATCACCGGCATCGGGCGCATCTGGGCCGATGGCAAACCGATGGACATGACCGGCGTGACCTGGCGCTGGTATCCCGGATCGGAGGTTCAGACGGCCGATCCCTTCATCACTGCCAAGATGGGCGCAACCAGCACCCCGGCCTATCGCGATTTGGCTTATGTGATCTTCGAGAACCTCGCCCTGACCGCCTTTGGCAATCGCATCCCGCAACTGTCCTTCGAGATCTTCGCGCCCTTGGCCGATGCCGATACCGCCGAGGGCCTGGTGCGCGCCGTCACTATGATCCCGGCTTCTGGTGAGTTCGCCTATGCCACCTCGGTGGTCAGGAAGACCGATGCCGGGGCCAGTTCCGCCGAGAACGTCAACGCCGTGGCCGACACGCCAGATATACAGGTGTCTCTCGACCGGCTGGAGGCATTGGCCCCGGCGGTGGCCAGCGTCAGCCTGGTGGTGGCCTGGTTCGGCAACGACCTGCGCGCAGGCATTTGCACGATCCGCCC